AATTATTTTATTCAAAATTATGGAGTAAATAATTTAAATTATATTTATTTAAAAGATTGGGATAATAAAGGAGTACAAGAAATAACCAATAATGATTTTAATTTACTATCTTCATTTAATAGTGATTATATAATTACTGATTATGACACATTCTATAAAAAAACAGATACAACAATAAAAGAGACGTTATCAAAAATTGTAACTACAGATGAACAAAAATATATTAATTATTCATTAATAAAAGTAATTGAGGATCTTAATGAAATGAGTTTTTATATTGCACCATCAATAGATGAATATTCAAAATTACTACATTTATCAAACTTATTTACTATTAAAGATACATATACAGATACAGATATAACAAATTCATTAGATAAACTTAATTTTAAAATATCAGAATGTATTATAGATGATAAACCAAAAATTTGTAAAATATTAACTACATTTATAATTGAAATTGATAGTAAGATTATCGAACAATATAATATAATTAAAAATCATATAATTAATAATAAACCAATTTTAGATTTGATGTATAATCCAATAAATATCAGCAATTATACATATTTATTAAAATTACGCATTTTGTGCAATAACCTTTTAAAAGATTTAAATACTGATATAATATTGGATGAAGCAATATGTAGTAAAATAAAAACTATTGAGAATTCATTAAAAGTAATGAAAACTAAATTTAAATATGTTTTTGAATATTTATTTGAATTTATTTTAGGTATAAATGTTCTAGATGAACAATTTAATAAATATGTTGAAATAATTAATAATTATTCCAGTGAAATACAATATGATAAAAAAGATAAAGAATACAATATAGATAAAAATATATTTAATGTATCTAAGGGTGTGATGTTTGGAGGAACTTATACAAATTATCCATTACACCATATAATGATGGGTAAGGGTAAATCATCAGTATTAACGCCATTATTAAGTTTATACTTTTGTTTAATAAAAAATAAAAAAGTATTTATAATAGTACCACCGCATTTAGTAAATCAAACAAAAAAAACATTTATTAATATAATTAAGATTTTTGAATTAGAAAATGATATTTTTATAAAATCTGATAAAGATATAAAGTTAGATTATTTAAAAGGTACAACATATGATAATTCTATATTTTTAATTGATGAATTTGATACTATATTGGATCCATTAAAAAGTAATTTTAATTTAACTGATAAAGAATGTGTAATAGATATAAATATAGAATTCACATCTATTTTTGACAATACAATTAATAATATTATTTCTATTAATAAAGAATATATAAATGATATGGATGAAAAAAATATTAAGACAAAAATAAATGAAATATTAACTAAAATAAACGAAACAAAAGAAATAAAAAATATTAAACTAATAGAAACAGAAATTATTAATGTACTATTAAATATTAAAAATAATATATTAAAATATAATATTAATTGGGGAATTCATCCAGAAAAAGGATATGCAATTCCTTATATGAATAAAGATACACCTTTACTTGAAAGTAATTTTAATTCGATAATTTTAACATTAGTTTTAACATATTATTATTATTATAAAAATTTTTATTTTAATGATGATTTAATATTTGACGATAACTTAGTTAGTACATTTATTTATCATAATTTACAAAATAATGTAGCAGATAAAAAAAGATTTGAGTTACCTGATATTCCTCAAGAAATACAATTATATTTAAATGATTTAAATTTACAAGATAAGAAAAATATATTAAAGATAATAATTGTACCAACAATCATAGAATCTATTAAATTATGCGGACATCAATATAATTTATCTTTTGTTGATATAATTAATATACCTGGTGTTTATAAGATTGGATATTCTGGAACTGTAAATATTGATCTACCTGAAGATTTGGATGCTCATCATAAATTTACAAAAGATAAAATTACTGGAGATTTAGATGAAAAATATAATGTATATTATTCATTATTAGTTAATGATATTATTATGCCACAATCACATATGTTAGAGAAAAATTTAAATAAGGATAGTTTATTGTTTTTACTAACAGATGATTATATAAATATTAATAATTACGATGCTATAATTGATACAGCAGGATTATTTAGATATGAATCAAACGAAAATATTGCTAAAATATTACATGATAAATTAAATAAAAGATCTATAATATATTTAAATAATCAGGATGATGTTTTAATTTTGGAAAATGATATTAATCAAAAATATGATTCAAATAATTTATATACAACCCCATTTTTCTATTATAGTCAAAAACATACTGTTGGTATTGATATTAAACAAGATAATTATCCTATTCTTAATGGGTTGTGCTTAATTGATAAATTAAATACATATACTGAAGTAGCACAATCTGTTTTTAGATTAAGAAAATTAAACCAAGGACATACTATTCAATTATTTTGTATAAATAAAGTTGATATATCTAAAGGCGAAACAATAGTAGATATATCTACAGGCAAAAGAATAATAGATATAGACAAAACAATAGTAGATATATCTACAGGCAAAAGAATAATAGATATAGACAAAACAATAATAGATATCTTAACTAATAATGAAAATAATAATAATAAATTAAAAAAAGAAAATTTACAATATCAAATTATTAAAGCTAATATTAGAGCTAAAGGTGCTAAACATAATATTAATAAATTAGATAAAAGATTCAAAGAAAAAGTAAAATATTTCTTTATCGATGATGATTATAATAAAAATGATAATAACACATATATTCTTAAAGACATTTTATCCGTTAGTAGTATTGATAATATTGAAGCAATAATTGATAAGAATAAAGAATTAATTGATGATATTGGTGTTAAAAATTTAGTATATAATCTTAAATCATTATCATCTTCAACAATGGAAAAAGAAACATTACAAACTGCTACAAATACATCATCAAGTGTATTAAGTAAACCAATTCCAAATAAAAAATATAATTTGATAGATTCGGATTTTAGCTATTTTAGTCATAATTATATTAGTAATGATACAGAAATTTATGAAAAAAATGTTATACTTTATACTGATTATGATTTGAATTACAGAATATTATTTAATCCATCGCTATTAACAAGTTTAACACAAATTGATGATGAAATATTGTATATAGATAAATCAGCATATTTTAGTCCATTATTAATAGTATGTAAACTCATAGATAATATATATCTTAAAATAATATTATGTGAATCGACTGATATTTTTTTATATAATGATTATTTAATTATAAATCATTTTGGAAATATAATTAATAAAACTGAAAATACTGAAAATAATGAAAAATTAATAACATTACTAAAACAGAATAATTTTATTGATTTATTACACCCAAATAATAGTATTTTTGATTATTATTTTGTTAATAAAAATATTATTTTCTTTCATATATTTTTTAAAATTTTTAATTCTAATCATTATCATTATCATTATCATTATCGTTTTATAAATAAAATATATGATTATAGTAATAAATTTAATAATACTAATTTAATTAATGAAATTAACAAATTATAAAATTAATGATTTATAAAATAGTTAATTTTAATTTATATATATATATATAAATTAAAAATGGAAAAATATTTAGAAATAAATAAACCTTTATTTCATTATTTTTTAAGTGGATTTTTAGGAAAATATGATTCTGGATCTTATACATACATCGTTACAGAATTTTTAGAATTAAATGAACTTTATAATTTTAATAATAATGAATTAAGATTAAATACAGATGTAAATAAACATAAAATTACATCAAAAAAAATAACAAAAAATAAAACATCAATAATACTACAATTAGATAAAGATTATACTATTATTAAAGATTTAAAAATTAATAAAACAGATTTTGAGACATTTATTGATAAATCAATATTTGTAATTAATCAAGATACACATGCAACAAATTTATTATTTTTTATTAATGATGGTAAATTATATATATTATCAATAAATAGTGGTTTAGGAATTGATAACCATATATCACGCGATGGATACTATAGCCCATATTATTGTTTAAAAATAGATTATTCTGATAAAAATATTAATGAGATTGTCTATAATATAATTTCTATAATTGAATTTTCTAATTTATATTATACACTTAGGAATTATATAATCAATAATGATTATGATAAAATTATTGAGTTAGCTAAATTTTTAAAGATTTATGATGAAATTAACGATCTTTTTTATAAAGGTGGAGTAAAAATAGAAGACGACGAAATATTGACAAATATTAAAGATTATATAAGTAAAAATTTTTATTATTTATTTATTAACTATTTAAATAAAACATTAAATTTACACGATGAATCATCAGAGTTTAATCAGATATTAATAGAAAAAAATAAAACAAAGGTTGATAAACTATCTGATCAAAATTTATTTATTAAAAATGATGATATTAATACTAATAAAAGATTATATTTAAAACATCGTTTATATTTAATTCATAATAATATTTATATTCATGAACAAGAAAATGGGTCATGTACATTTTATTCATTATATTGGGCTAGTTTAATAAATAGTTTATTTAATGACGGCTATGATAGCTATGTTAAAATGATAAAAAAATTTGAAAAAGTAATGTTTGACAATATTACACTTTTTTTAAAAAATATTAAAATTGATTTTAAGTATACGTATAATTATTCATTATGTAGTACTATTTTAAATAAATTATCAAATTTAAATATTTTAAATAAAAAAGATACAGATATACATGATTTATATTTATATAATAAACAGTTTAGTTATAAAAAATTAAAATTAAAAACATTACATACAGGGTTATCTTTTCAATATTCAGATAGTTTAAAATTTATTCTAATACCACCAACTGATAAAATAATTAAAATATTTAAAGAAAAAGTCGAACCACTAACATATATTTTTTTAAGATTATATAATTGTTTTAAAGATACACCTGATATTTTTGATATATCTCATAAAAAGTTCACTAACTATTATATTAAATTAAAAAAAGAAACAAAATCAAACACTAAAATTTCAGAAAATGAAAAAGTAATAAATAATAACATATTATCAGCTTATACTAATATGATTGATTATTTAAAATATCCATCAAATCACTTAAATATTTACAGCATACAATATTATTATATTGCAAAAAGTATTTGTGAAAATGATTATAAAATTATTGATTTTTGTAGTTTTATTTATAAATTTTATTTATTTAATAAATTATTTAGAACCCAAATATTTAAAACTTTATATTCTTATCCTAAAATTAAACAACAAATAACAGATTCTGTTAATGATTATAAATTAAAAATCGTGTTTATATTTTTAAATAAGAATATGAGAACAGACATAATTAAAAATACATTACTTAGAATGAAATTTAAGTTAGATTTTGAATTAAATGAAGATGATTTTGATAGTAATGATATAAATTTTTTTTTAGATGATTTTTTTGATAAATTATCTAAGAATAGTGAATTTGGTTATTTAGATGGATTTACAATTAATTTTAATTTTCCCAACCAAATAAAAAAAATAGATAAAAAATTTAAAGATATGATATATCCTAAAGAACAATTAGACGCAATGACGGAATTTTTATATAATTATCCTGAATATTTATACTATGATTTTAATGCTAGATATTTTTTTAATATAAATTATTTTGTTGAAACAAATATAAATGAAATATTAGGAAATGATATTTATAAAAATAAATTAGATAAATGTTATCGTTGGTTATTTTATAATGCAGTAAAAAATAATATTGCATCAGAAATAAATTATTTTGGTAAAAAAATATATTTACTAAATAATTATAGTTTTCAATCTAATGATTATGATTTTAGAAAAAATCGTAAATCTATAGATAAAGAAAATGAATTAATTAATAAATTAAAAGATGATTCTTCCAAAGGTTATACGCATTTTTCAACTTTAGAGATAAAAAATTATGATATTATATTAAGATTACAAGAGAATAGTGCGCTTAATGAATATATAAATGTAATTTGGTCTAAAGAATTTAAATTATTATTTAACACAGATGATAAACATATTTTTATAAATGAAAAAAAAAAGAGTTTATATATATTTTATGAAAATTATTATTTATTTATTTATTATAAAAGCTCATATTCAAAAATGAACATACAAATACTTAACATTGCTATTTATGAATTTAGTGATTATAACGATATTGTTATAAAGTACGATGTTATAAAAAGAGAAAATATTGATAAACCATTTAAATATTTTATACCTAGCGCTTGTTTGAGTTTAATTTATAAAAAAAATGACAAGTATAATGTATTATGTGTTGCTTCTAATTTTAATAAAAATGAGTATAAACAATTATTTGGAAAAATAATAATATTAACACCACCAACTATTCTATTTAATTATTCTTTTGAATCATCTAATTTGTTAACTTTATCTTTTGATAAAAATGTTGATCAAATAAAAAATTTAAATTATTTTATTAATAATTATGGAATAAATAATTTAAATTATATTTATTTTAAAAAATGGAATACTTATGGATATCAACAAATAACTAAAAATGATTTTAATTTATTATGTTTATTTAATAGTAATAATAACATAATTGATTATTATTTAATGTATTTAAATAAAGATACATCATTAATATCATATTTATCGGATGGTGGAGATAAATATAAATATAAATATAAATATATTAATTATTCATTATTTAATGATACCATTTTTTCTGATAATATTGAATTAGATGATTATATTAAATTAGAAGATATTGATATTAAATTAGAAGATGATTATATTAAATTAGAAGATATTGATATTAAATTAGAAGATATTGATATTAAATTAGAAGATGATTATATTAAATTAGAAGATATTGATATTAAATTAGAAGATGATGATATAAAATTAGAATTAGAAGATAAAGATATTAAAATAAAAAATTTAATAAAATTATATAAGAATGATTCAACAAATAATGATTCAATAAAAAAACTTTTATTTAAATTATCAAAATGTATAATAAATATAAATGAAATTAAATCTAAATTAGTTAATTTTAAAGAAAATATTAATAACCAAATAAATGATTTAGATAGTAAAATTAAAATAGATATATTAAATAATAAACCACTAATAGACTTAAATGTTGATTCAAATAATATCATTAAATATACATATTTAAATAAATTAGATAATATATGTAATGAATTATTACATGAAGATAATTTAGATGCATTTTGTAGTAAATTTAAAACAATACATAATTTATTAAAAATACGAAAATATAATTTCCGTTATGCTTTTGAATTTTTATTTGAATTTATTTTAGGTATAAATGTTCTTGATGAACAATTTAATAGTTATATTAATATAATTAACCATTATAATAATTATAAAAATAAAGATCAATATATAAAAACTGATAAAGAATACGAAATTAATGAAGATATATTTAATGTTAGAAGTAGTATATCATTTAAAAAGATTTTGCAAATAGGTGGAAATTATCCATTACATCATATAATGATGGGTAAAGGTAAATCCGCAGTATTAACACCATTATTAAGTTTATATTTTTGTTTAATAGAAAAACAAAAAGTATTTATAATAGTACCCGAACATTTAAAAATTCAAACAAATGCAACATTTAATAATATCATTAAAATATTTGAATTAGATGATAAAATTATTATAAAATCTGATAGAGATATAAAGTTTGATTATCTAAATGGCGAAACATATGATGATTCTATATTTTTAATTGACGAATTTGATACTATATTGGATCCATTAAAAAGTAATTTTAATTTAACTAATATAAAATCTAAAAAAAATCTAAGTAAAATGAAAGAAGATTATAAATTATTAACTGTAATTATTGAATTAATTGATAATATATTTAAAAATATTAAAAATATTAATGATGATATTAAAAATAATATAGATAAAATAGTAACTGATAAACAATTTACAATTTCTAAACAAATAGTAAATGAAATTGTTTATGTATTATTAAATATTAAAAATAACATATTAAAATATAATATTAAATGGGGTATTCATCCAGAAAAAGGATATGCGATACCTTATATGGGTAAAGATACGCCTTTAATTGATAGTAATTTTAATTCACAAATTTTAATACTAGTTTTAACGTATTATTATTATTATATTGAATTATATAATTCAAATAAATCAATAGAAATTATATTTAATGATAACTTAGTTAGTACTGTTGTTTATCATAAATTACAAGATAATATAATAAATTATAAAAAAATAGAATTACTAAGTAGACCAGATATAATAAAACATGAATTTAATAATTTATTGAATGAAATAAAGGAAAAAACATTATATGATATAATATTACCAAAGATTATAAATTCAATTGAAATATCTACTGAACAATATAATTTATCTTTTGTTGATATAATTAATATACCTAATGTTTATAAAATTGGGTATTCCGGAACTTTAAATATTAATCTACCTGATGAATTAGAATCTGATAGTAAATTTACAAAAAAAAACATAACCGAAGATTTAGATGAAAAATATAATGTATATTATTCATTGTTGCTTAATCCTATTATTATGCCAACTACTGAAGAATTAGAAAAAAAATTAATTACTGATAGTTTATTGTTTATTAATACAACTGATTATATAACTGATTTAAATAATTACGATGCCATAATTGATACAGCTGGTTTATTTAGATATGAACAAAATAATAATGTTGCAACAGAATTAAATAAAAAATTAAATAATAGACCAATAATATTTTTAAATAATGATAATGATATTTTGGTTTATCATAATGAAAAATATAACAAGTATGATCCAAATACAGAATATAAAAATGCATTTTTCTATTATAGTCAAAAACATACTATAGGTATTGATATTAACCAAAATAAATATCCTATTCTTAGAGGCCTATGTTTAATAGATAATTTTAATACATATACTGAAGTAGCTCAATCTGTTTTTAGGTTAAGAAAATTAAATCAAGGTCATACTATTCAATTATATAGCATAAATATAAATGATGATTATAATATAGATGATGTTACAGATATATTAGTTTATAGAGATAATGAAAATAAAAAATTAAAATTTAAAAATTTAACATATCAAATTATTAAAGCGAATGTTAGAGCAAATAGAAAATTACATAAATTACAGAAAACAAAAGAAATATTTAATGAAAAAATAAAACATATATTTATGGAAGATAACTATGATAATATTGAAGATA